TCGAAATCCCCTTTTATGTGTACCCGTCAACTGTTTCGTTGGTGGTTGCGCGCTAGGACGTAGACGCAATTAGTAAGGCACTCGGAGGATCATGGAGTCTTCCAAAGTCTGAATGTTTGTACCAGTCCGCCCCTGTGCGCGCCACCATCGATGACTTTTTCACGTATCTAGTGACGGGGTTAATACACTTCTTGCTCCATCTGTAAAATTCAGATGAAAATCAACAAATTTTAAAGTCCTAAATGGCAAAAACAACCAAAACCCATGGAATTTCTTAAAGAAATCCCGGAAGAGCAGAAGCAGATGTCTTCTGTGCCGAAGTTTGACGGCGAAGTCCAACAAAACGACCTCTCTCGTTCTCAAAGAAAGAGAGCCAAAAATCAAAGAAAAGAGCTCAGAGTCAAGCGTCGCATTCCAGAAGCGCCGATTGGCACCCTACCTGACCCTTTTACTCGTCCTGTGTCATGGAACTTCAAAAACCCTGAATTCACTTTCGAGGAACCTGAAGTTATATGGGATGAATTTGAGTATGAAACCATTGAAAGGAAATGGTGGATGGAATGGAGGGTAACTCGCAAAGAATCACTACCTCGCCACATCATCGAGCATTTGATAAGCAAAATAAAGTCAATCAATGTGTTGAACCACATTAGTTATTCCGATTTAATTGCTAAAGACCAAGTCTGTTATCAGGAGGGTCTTAAACAAATGCGCGTTGGTGGGGTGTTGACATGGTTCGAGTGGACCGCCCGCCTTGACAGGTTCTTTTATGCTTACCAAAACCCGCATACTAAGAACATATTCCGCCTAGCCAGAGCTAATTCCAAGTATGCTGAAGGACAACGCAAGACTCGAAAAGTTTTGTCCGACAGACACGTCATCTTTACTGAGACTTGGGATTTTGTTAAAATGTGCGCGAAAACAGTCGCTGTTGGCGCCGTAATCGGTTTAAGTCTATACGTTGCATCACAAGTGCGTGAGCATCATGTAGAAGCTTTTACCGGTGTTGTTAACAAGTGCCGCTCCAAACTTTTTCCTGATTCCGTTGGTTATGTTGATCGCATTAAGAATCGTCTCAACGTACAACATACTCTTTTTCGTTCTTTCCCTGTATTTTCTGTCTATCTTGAGGAGACAGTTAAAATGATTCCGGGAGCCTGGAGAATTGTGACGCTGTTGGAGCGTTTCAAATATGGCGACTGGAAGACTTACAAATGGCATAAGAAGAGCATGCAATGGCCCTACTTCAAGAGAGTAGAGGAACACTTTAAAGTCAACCGAGATGAAGGAGACCTTAAGGTTGCGTACCGTTACTTTGTAAAATTTCAACCTGACCTATATGTATTTCCTCCTGGAGTTGAACAATTAGACTCCTGGGAAATGCCATCCGCGACCCTTAGCAAAACCTTGCCTGGCCGTTCCAATTCTGTGGCCACCATCAACAACAGCGATGGGCCCAAGGATGAGAAAACCCCTGCTCCGTGGTATGCCCTGTTATGGGGTGTTACCCATTTTCTCAAACTTGGCAACCTAGATCAAGTGCTGATTGTGTGTGCTGAAGAAAAAATCAATGCTTATGAAAATTCCAAGCCAGAACCTCTTTACCTTGCAGCTGCAGAAAGGTACTCAGAACAAATTTATCTTACCCATATAGAAAATGATCTTTTTTACGACAATTTAAAATCTTATCAGAAGAAAAATATTGAGCGTGTCAAAGAAGCCATTACCAAAGGGGAAATAAAGAAACCTGAGGATACCGTCATCAACTTAAATGTCAAAACTAATGAGTTGATCAATGGATATCAAAAATCCGTTGGCAGACCCGTGCATGATCTTAGTGGAGAGGATTTCTACTATACCGGAAAAATCACAAGCGAATTGTCAGATGGCCTAGCTCAGCAATGGAGTTCCAAAGCAGAAACCTTATTGACTCATACTCGTACTGTCCCTGAAGGGGGACGCGAGTCTGCGACAAAATACTGCGGAACTTGTAGAAGCGAGGGACCTTGTGGATGTATCACTACCATACATAAGTACCAGATGAAATTTTGCCCATTCTTTGCCTGCGGTGCCCACTCATACCAATTGAATCAATTCGTTAATCATGCTCTTGGAGCAGAAGAAGGAATTTTTCAGATGTTGATGGGTGATGATACTTTGTTGATAGACAGGTATTATATCGTGGGTGAAAAACGTGGTCGTGTCATCGAGAATGATTTTTCTCGCTATGACAGAACACAAAGTAAACTGTTAAGAAAGCTCATGGCCGGAATCCTAGACAGATCCGGTTATGCCGAGCTCAACCGTCTGAGGGCCCTACAATACCTCAGAAAGATCCTCCCGAAACGTTCTAGAGGCAGCAAAATAAAGAACGTTGCACTCAAGACACCCAAAGGAAATCCCGTGGATATGAGGATGACCGGCGAAGGTGCTACTTGTCTCGATAATTCCGTAATCAACCACGTAACTACCGCAGTAGTTATGGCTTACGAAGATGTTACTCCCCTACAGGAGGGATTTGAACGTTTTGGTCTTGTCGCTAAGATCAAACAATCAGATACTCCGGAAGGTGCAACATTCCTAAAAGGTGTTCTTTTACCCGACGCCGATTCAGTGTACTGCTGGATCCGCTTGCCCTCCTTTTTGCTGAAGTTTGGTAAAGTTCTTACAGATCCCCGCTTGATGTATCCAAAAGAGAAATCAGTCGGTAACATTTGTAAGAAAGTTATTATGGCTCAGTGGAAAGGTTATGGCGATTTGCGTGTTAACTGGTTTTATTCCCGACTCCACGAAGAGATTGTACGTATTTGTGGTAACCAAGATGTCGAAGCTGTAACTCTTAAAGAGTGGCAGGTTGTTCAATCCCCTTGTTGGATACCTGATGAAGTATGGAATAAATTCATGCTTTCAAGGTACAACATTACTGTTGATGGAATGAACAATATACTTAGGTGTTTCTCCAACATCGATGGATGTGATTTACCAGCAGTGTATCACGTTCCGGAGCTAGTACAACTCCTGCTAACTGACTATTAATAGTCCAAATTGGAGGTTATAACCAATACAAAAACCGGG